GCACCACGAAGGTCAGCACCACAAAGGTTAGCATCACCAAGGTCAGCATCACCAAGGTTAGCATCACCAAGGTTAGCATCACGAAGGTTAGCACCACCAAGGTTAGCACCACGAAGGTTAGCACCACCAAGGTTAGCACCACCAAGGTTAGCACCACGAAGGTTAGCACCACGAAGGTTAGCACCACCAAGGTTAGCATCACCAAGGTCAGCATCACCAAGGTTAGCATCACCAAGGTTAGCATCACGAAGGTTAGCACCACCAAGGTTAGCCTTTGCGGTTATTGCAGCTAAAAGTGTTTCTTTTACTGTGTTGTTCTCTTTCTCATATTCAAAAAGCAGAGAACCATACCAAGTTTTAATCTGTATTTTTATCATGTCATGGGTTGTTTTAAATGATGATGTAAACTAACATTAAATTATTTTAACATCAAAATATTTTATTAAATATTTTCTAATAATTTTTTATCTTCGTAAGGTTTAATGAATTTCTTCAATAAATTCACCTTATCCCATGTGATAGCATCAGGTTTTAGATTCATGAATAAGCTCAAATTCTCCTGACTCAAATTTATTTGAGAAGAAATAAATCCCTGTTTCAATCCTGAACGTCTAATCTTGTCAATCACGTCAACCGCTTCTTCGTATAGATCAGCATCAATTTCTTTGTATTGTATTTTCTTTTTCATAATTAGTAATTAAAACGGTAAATCATCATCCATGTCATCAGGCTCTAAAGATTTACGGTCTTTTTCTAGTTGCTCTTTGAATGATTTTATTTGATTCATGATCATTTTTCTGTCATGTAATAGCTTTTCTGCATGATTCAGAGTTTCTTCAACATAATGGCTTAACGAAGGAAGGTTTTCAATCTCTGTAATTATCTTGTCTAATGCATTTTGCTTGCTTGATAAGTATAATTCAGAAAATTGATTCTGTATTTCAGATAAAATAATCAAGGCTTCTTTATTATAAAAAGATCCATTTATATTAAACTTCTCTTTCATGAAATCAATCGTATCTCGATCAATTTCAACTTCGAATTGAATTCTTATTTTTGTCATGGTGTTTTTTAGTTTTAATAATGTAAATGTATAATAATATTTTTTAATGTCAAAATATTTTATGATTTTTGTTTTATGGATATAATCATAAAGAGCAAAGCAAAATCCTTGACAGATCGCTACGGACTTAAGAAGTTTAAATTGCATCCTCATGTTAGAATAAGATTACAGAATCAAATAGAACAAGCAATAACATCTGCAATTAAACTTGACAATAGGCTTGAATTAATCAGAATGGAACGAGCTTCACGAGCAGGCGTGCAAACAAAAATAGAAGAAGGTCAAATATTTGTACCCAAAAAAGAAACCCGGGCTGAAGTAGTCCGGGTTTTGATGAACTAGCGCCATGACTCGCTTCGTTTATCCGTTTAGTCAAGATCGGAGAGATCAAGAGTTGGTCATTAATAGGGACTGCTATTTATACTTAAATTCCGATTCTTCCAACCATTGGGTGATATATTTTTTGAAGTCTTCAAACGTCCGGCACTCCAATACGCAATTTCCGGCACGTCTCAATATTTCCTGTTCTTTCAATTGTTCCGGTGAATGTCTCCCGGTCTTTGGCTTCTTTAGCTCAACATAGAGCGATGCAAAGTATTCCCCCTCTCTATACGACGGTAAAGCAAAATGAAGGTCAGGAACGCCCTCTTTTACGCCCATAGCTTTGAGCTTGTTGGCCTCGACCATGTTCCTTAATCCCCCGTTTGGAATGTGGTACATCAGCCCCCTGCATAATGGGAATGTGTTGTGAAACCACGCAAAACATTGTGCCTGCAATGAATCTTCAGAATCCAACAATACCCTTGTATTACCTTTTTTCCATCCATCCATAAATAATACAATTTATGTTTCAAAGGTACTATATTTTCATTAATAATGAAATATTTAATAAAAATGAAACTTTTAATATAAGCACCTGATTATCAACGGTCACAATAGACACAAAAAATAGGTTTCACTTTTTTACAGATTGTGTCTGCATTATTCCATTATTTTAAAAATTAACTACTTTATTATTAATATATTATATATTCTTAAATAGTAATATTATTATAATAATTAATAGTAGACACAAATGACACACAGATATTTCACTCAGGTAATTTTTGATAGCATAGAATTTTACTACAACTGAAATCCACTGTGTCTTTTGTGTCTATTTTGTGTATTACACATATGTGCCTGGCATTGTTGCCGTTAAGGGTCACAAAAAAAAGTTTCAAAAAGGTTACAAAAGGTTTCAAAAATGTGCTAAATTTCACTATATTTGAAATATGGATGTAAAAAAGTTAATGCTGCGCTGGCTTGATGAATATCCTTCTTTTTCTGAAGAATATAGGAAAATTCATAAAGTTCATAAGTCAAGGCAAAAAAAAGGGAAACTATCAATTAAAATGCAAACAGCAATAGTTGCTGAAAAGTATTTCAATGTTGATCCTATGCCTCAGCATATTTTATTGTACAATTGCTGGGTAACTTTAATGCAGTGGGATGAATTACCACTACCGATGCAATTCAAGTACAAAGAAGCTGCTGAATTATTCCTAAAATCAATATCTCTTGAATCTTATTCAGAACGTCTATTTTACATCTCCCTGGAAAATGATTACCCAGCAGTAAAAGAACTTATAAAGGATAAAAAATGCATCCTACTAACAGTAAACGAGTGCTTCAAATACATTCAGGATAATTTACATACAATGCCTGAAGATTATTTAGAACGAAATGCCAAATTTATACGTAAATTAGGTAATAAAACACTTTCGCAATCATTAGTGATTTCATTCATCAGTGATTTTGGTTTCAAGGAAGTGATGAAAAATTCAAACGTCTACGGAAAATATTTATAACATGGCAAAGACAAAAATTCCAAAAGAGCCTAAGAAAATGGGCAGGCCAATTGTCATTACAGAAGAAGTAGTTGCAAGGATTTGTGAAGAAATATCAACTAAGCCTGTTTCTTTAAAAACCATTTGTACGCCAAAAGACATGCCAGCAGTTTCAACTGTTTGGGATTGGATAAGAAAAGATCAAGACTTCTCGGACAGATACGCGCGCGCGAAAGAAGCACAGGCCAATTTGCTGGCTGAAGAAATTCTTGCAATAGCTGATGATAACAGGGGTGATGAAGAAACTCGTTTTGATCAAGACGGTCAAGCTTACACCGTTGAAAACAAAGAATACGTTAACCGCTCAAGATTAAGAATTGATGCCCGTAAATGGCTAGCAGCAAAATTGCTTCCTAAAAGATTTGGTGATAAAGTCGAAATAGAAAGCAATAACACCAACACAAACACTAATCATAATACGAATGAAACCTTTGTAAAATTTGAAGTTGTACCACCAAAACCAGTTGACTAAATACCATGAAAAAAATAATTATTTTATTACTCGCAATTGTATTATTTTCTTGCAATAGAAAAGCAGAAGTAAGTCCTGATTCAAATAGCTATACAGTAACTATTGATTCCAATGATCCATATGAATGTACTGTTAATGGATCATCATTCTATGGAAGGGGTTTAACATACCATTACTATGCTTTTATTCCTGGCACAAGTGTGAATATTGATTCAGATAAAGTTGTTGAAATAAGAGTTTACAAAAATGGAGTACTTTTTTATTTTGAGAATAAAGAATCTTTTTATTTTATAGCTCAGTAATGGTTGCACTACCTGTAAAATGTACCAAAGTATTAACTCAGAATTACGAAGCGATTTATGCTAAGAATGAAGACGGCACACGTAAGTACAGGTACATAATCAATACGGGTGGTTCAAGATCATCAAAGACTTATTCCCTCATTGACATCATAGATGATTATTGCCGTGACAATAAAAATAAACGTGCAACGGTTTGGCGTGATACAAAAACAGATTGCAAGAAGACAGTACTGCATGATATACTGAAGCACCTAAAGACCACTAACAGGTATGAAATAGGTTTTAAGTTAAATAAGACTGAATCAATTTTACAGTATAGTACTGATTCTACTTTTGAAATTCATGGTACTGATGATGAAGTTACGGTACACGGATTAACTCAGGATTTAGCATGGTTAAACGAGCCATATAAAATTTCACGTGCAACATTTGATCAGATAGATCAAAGAACTGCTGATTGCATCATCATTGATTGGAATCCTAAACAGTCACATTGGATAGATGATTTATTGAATGATCCACGTACCATTGTTATTCATTCTACATTTTTAGATAATCCGTTTTGTCCTGAAGAAAGTAGAATAAAAAATCTTTCTTATCAACCTGTAGGCTTCTCCTATGTAGTATTGAATAAAATGATTGAAGAAGTTGCAGCAGAAAATTACAATTGCGCTGAAAACAAATTAAACTTCAATCAGGTACAACTAAAAGAACTCGCAAGGTGTCAGGAGAACGAGCGCAAGCGCACTGCGGATGCGTTCAATTGGTGTGTGTATGGATTAGGTACTAAAGCAGAAAAACCAAATAGAATATTTAGGTTTGAAGAAATACCATTGCAGAAATTTCTTCAGCTACAGGAGAAGTCATACTACGGTGTCGATTGGGGTGCATCCGATCCGTGGGGAATCATAGAAGTAAAATATTATGATGGTGCTTTATATGTTCGTGAATTAAATTACATTTCAGAAAACTTATTACGTGAAGGTCTAACTATTACACAACGGGCACAGCTGGCAGGTGCTGATGAAGGTTTAGTAAGATGGCGTTTCAAACAATTAGGCATCAGTACCAAATCAGTTGTTGTATGCGATAACAACCGTGAAGAAAAAATAAAAGCATTGCGTTCTATCGGTTATGATTATGCAATTGCAGCTATTAAGCCACCGGGTTCAATCCTTGACGGCATTGATTTACTGAAAGACTTAAGGGTATACTTTACATCAGACAGTACGAACTTCAAACATGAACAACAGAACTACAGCCGGGAGGTTGACAAATACGGTGTGACACTGGATGAACCAGAAGATGCAAACAACCACTTAATTGATCCTTTGCGATATGTTGCACAATTTCTGAGAAAAGCAGGTATTATTAAAAAAGTTTAGTATTTTTATACAAAATTATATAAATGAGCTGGTTAAGAGACTTTCTAGGATTCGGTAATTCATTCAATGGTTTTGATGGTTTCAGCCGGGCATTAGGCCGTGTATTCAATACATCAACAGATTTCAACAGTTATGGTGATGATCTAAAAAAACTAAAAGTTATTTTTTCTAATCCTGCAATGATGAAGGTTGTTTCATTGCAGTGCAATATGTTTTCTCAAGGGAAAATTTATGTGTATAATAAATCCGGTGAAAAGGTTCTTGTTACTGATCCGTTTTTAGATTTAATGAAGCAGCCCAATATGATGCAAGACAGTACCCAGTGGCTTTGGGATTATATGTTTTGGAAAATGGTTGGTAACGTATACATCAACATAGAAAGTAAGTTCATAGAAGATAATACCATGTACTTCATGAGTCCTGACAAGATGTACTTCAGGACTGAATTTAATTCAATGAAAGATAAATTCATTCGATCCAAACAAGGAAAGAATGATATAGATAATTTGATTATTGATTATCGCTTCAGTGATGGAACAACAGAACAGGTGAAGTGGTCTAATGTCATACACATCACAGATACTTCAAATGGTCTCGGTAACTGGTTTAAAGGTCATTCAAAGATAGATGCGTTATACAAGATTATAACTAACTCTGAAGAAGCAATGAACGCTGAGAACATTGCAACTAGGTTTACGGGCAAATGGGCTGTAGCAGGCGTTGCTGATCCAAACAACGTTACAGAGTTGCCATTGAGTGATGATGAAAAGCTAGATATTGAAACAAAGATGAACGGACGTAAACAAGTCCATGCATTTAAATCAATGTTAGAAGTAAAAAAATTCAACGAGAATAATCAGAACCTTATTCTTGATGAGATTTATTACAACAAGTTCTTTTTGATCGGCAACATGTTTGACATACCTCGTGATGTCCTTGAGGCTTCATTACAAGGCGGTGGTACATTCAATAATCAAGAAATGGCACGTGGTTCATACGTGTCTTATTGCTTGCAACCACATGCAGAAGCATTGATGAATAAGCTGTGTACTTATTTTGGTTCTGATAAAAATAGATTATACTGCATGGATTGGGAACACTTACCATTTATGCAGGTGTTCGCAAAAGAACGTGCTGAAACAGCATTCAAAACAACTCAATCAATATTGAACCTTCAGAAAGCCGGGGCTTCTACTGAAGAAATAAATAAATTCCTTGATACAGATTTTAAAGAACTAGTTCCACAACTTAACGCACAGGGTGCAACAATGGACAATGCAGGACAACAGCAAAACGACATCAACCAACAAGCCACAAGTCAATGAAAAAAAACTTTGTGAATCAGTGAAAGAAAAACAAAAGCAAGTAAAAGACGATAAATATATAAAGAAATGATAAAAAAATACGGCAAAGTATTCAATGATCATTCAGAAGTAATAAAATTTCTTCAACAGAAAGAAAATAAAGCTGATGTGATCCGGTGCAAAAAAGCAGCAGATAAAAACACTGATGCTTTTGGTTTTGATAATTTTCAAAATAAGTTGGCGAAAGATTTTTCCCATAAGGCAGCATCATCAGACGGTTCTAATGATACAGAAGATATTATCTACAGAACAATTGTAGGTAATACATACAAGTACATGGACTCACATGATGATGTGCATATACCGGGTATTTTCACAAAAACACTTCAGGAAAATCAAGGGAATATTTTGCACGTTCATGATCATATTTTTGAAGTAGGTGCAAAGGTAGGTGTATTTTCAAAAGTGTATGAAGAACCTGTTGACTGGGTAACGCTGGGCTTAAATAGACTAGGGCAAACGGTTGCATTACTTGCTGACTCACAAATTAGAAAAGCGTTAAACGCATCTATTTTTGATCAGTATAAAAACAATGAATTAAATCAACATTCTGTTGCAATGCGATATGTAAATATGTTTCTTTGCATAAATGATCCAAACGATCAAGAACACTATGCAAACTGGAATAAATATTTTGTTGATTTAGGCAACATGCCATTGATACTTGAACAGGGGTATTTTTGGGCAATCACAGAAGCAAAGTTGAAAGAAATTAGTCCTGTTACTAATGGATCGAATGACCTTACACCAACACTGCCAGTAGGCAAAACGCAGCCGGATGAAACCACTGCAACAACAGAAAAACACGAGCCGTCAACCGACACTCAGCCACAATTTATAAACCCAAACAACTTCTAAAATGTTTAAACTATTATCAGAAGCAGAATTGGCAAAATTGACTCCTGAACAAAGAGATCAGTATGCCAAAGACAAAGCTGCTCACGACAAGCAAATTGTTACCGATGCAGTTGCCGAAGCAACAAAAACTTTCACCAGCCAATTAGAGGCTTTGGAGAAGAAAATTCCAACAACCACTGATGAAACTGAATTAGCAACTATCAAAGGTCAGGTGACTGAATTGAAAGAGCAAATCAGAGTGATGAAAGACCTGGGTAATGCTGCAACAACTCCACAGAGCAATACGTTTGGTGCGTTGCTTGAAAAAGCATTGACTGAAGCATTACCAATGCTGAAGAAAATGAAAGCAGGCAATGAAGAAACAAAAGGCAAAGAACTTGAGTTGACTATCAAAGCAGCCGTAAACATGACCACTGTTTCTGTTGCCAATGCTTCAGGTGTAACAACTCCTGATTCTTATGTGTACAGCCAAGTGACACAGTACGCTGCTGACATTCGTGCAAATGCGTACATCATCAATTTCATGGACAATGGTACGACTGACAAACCTTCTTTGCCATACATGGACAAGGTTGCAAATCAAGGCAGCATGGCAATCACTGCTGAAGGTGCATTGAAGCCGTTGATTTCATTCACGTTTGAGTTGAGATACTCAACAGCACAAAAAGTTGCAGGACGTGTTAAAGTTTCTGAAGAAGCTCTTGACGATATTCCTTATTTGATGTCAATCATCAATGGCGAATTGCGTTACGAACATGACATTGCTGAACAAGCTGCAATCTTCACAAAGATCAACGCTATTGCAGCACCTTTTGTGGCAGGTGGCATGGCTGCTTCTACTGCAACCCCTACCAACTGGGATGCAATCAGAGCGGTTATCTTCTACCTCGCAATCGTTTCCAAAGGTCGCTACCGTGCAAACGCTGTATTGATCAAGTCTGTAGACTTGTACAACATGGGTGCAGCTAAAACCACATACGGACAATACGTACAACCTCCGTTTGTTTCTCCTGATCAATCTAAAGTGTGCGGTGTGCCTTTGATTGAAGTGTTTGATTCAACGGTTGCTGATGGTGCGTTCATTGTTGCTGACTTTAAAAAGTTGCACAGATTTGTTTACAAATCTTTCAGCATCAGAATCGGTCAAGGTATTGTGGGTGATGCCACTGCTGCCAACATTGCTTCTGACTTTGAGAAGAACATGTACACAATCATCGGTGAATCTCGTTTTCACTTGTGGGTATACAAGAATGAAGAACCTGCATTCATCAAAACAACTTTTGCAGCGGTTAAAACTGCAATTGCAGCAGCATAAGTATTGCCCTTCGGGGCTTTACTTTATTAATTATTTATCACATTAAATTATACTACCGTGGCTAAAAACCAATTTAAAGAAAAATCAGTTGAAGAAATCGCATTGATGTCTCCTGAAGAGCAAGCGATTTATGAAGCAGAAAAAGCAGCTGCTGAATCTTCTCCTGAAGTGAAAAAAGAAAAAGCATTAACCAATGATTCACTTATCAAATCACAGGCTAATTACAAAGGTGATTCAGCACATGATCTTGTTAAGATTGAAATCATCAAAGAAGGTGATGGCAAAACCAATTTTTACAAAAAAGGTGATACCGATGAAGTTCACCCGGCAACGGCTGAAATCTTCATTGAAAAAGGGATTGCTAAAAAGGTGAAATAACATGGAGCCGTTCATAGATATAGATTACTTCATTGGTGAAATTTACATCGGGCAGGCTGAACAAGATGCAGTTGAAAAAAACGTATCTGTATTCATAAAAAAATATCAGAAACAGTTTTTGAAATTCGTTTTAGGTAAAGACCTGTATGATGCTTTTGAAGCCGGGCTTGAAGCTATTACGCCTGATCAGAAATGGTTAGACTTGAAAGCACAGTTAGTGGATGAAGAAGATTTCACAAGCCCTATTGCTCAGTATGTGTATTACTGGTATCAACAAGATAACACCACACAGACTGTAGGCACTGGACAAATGAAGCCTGAATCTTTGAACGGCTATATTGTTTCCAATACAGCAAAGAATGTTAAAGCGTGGAATGACATGGTTAAAATGAATCGTGAATTTTCTACATGGTTGTATGATCATGCTGAAGATTATGATTTAGAGTACCCATATACGCCCGTATACATTTGGAACTATTATTGGCCTTGTCCGTATGCTTATCCTAATTCAGAGGCTACTAATTTGTTTGCATTTAAGAATCAATTAAACTTTTAATATGGCTTCAGAATTATTAGTTGAAATATTAGAAGATTTAGTTGCTGTTGTATCTACAAACAGACTTGTTGAAATCAAAGAAGCGGAATACGCTGCCAATGCTACTGCTGTACATTATATGTATGGATCGGATGAAGAAATTGTTGCCCGGCTTTGCTCCTTAAGCAAGGATAAAGAAACTCGGCTACAAAAATATCCTTTAGTTTGGCTAATGACTCCGTTTGATCAGTTTCAAAAACGTGGTGAACTTGACAATTTGACTTTTGATATTCTTATCATCAACGGAACAAAGGCAGATTTAATAAGCCCACAACGTTATGAAAAAAATTTCATTCCAATATTAAAACCAATAGCTGATGAATTTCTGAATCAATTGCAAGTATTTAGTTATGGTAGATACAAGCCGTTTGAAACAGGAGAAATGGAAAATGGTTATAGGTTCAATGATTATTGGGGAAAGAAAAAAGCAGTTTCATCATCAAGCAATGCAAGTGCAAATACTTTACTAGATTTCTTAGATTGCATAGAATTACGAAACATTAAATTAAAATTAGAACCTAAAAACTGTTAAAAATTTATGGGATTAAATCAAATTTCATGTGTAAAAAAAGGAGGCAATACAGGTGTTCCTAAATGCTTCCTTGATATTAAATACCTGTTTGGCATGTTCATTTTGCCAGTAGACAAAGTGTATGATGCAACTCAAACCTTAACAGCAGAGGCTTTGATAGCAGCGTTGGAGGCCGACACGCTTGATTTGGCCGAGGATAGAGTGTATCCTATTGGTAACTTTACCGGATTTGTTGACTCTTCTACTGATGCAACAAAAGAAACGCTTCAGTACGGTTCTGAATCTGTTACCAATGACGGAAAATACAAGTGGGCTTACTCTTACAAAAAAGGTGGCGTATGCTTGAATAAAGCATTGCGTAAATTCAATGGTGGTTCATACGCTGTTTTATTCTATGACATCAATGGAGTGTTGTACGGATGGAAAGACGGCGATAATTTCAGAGGCATTCCTTTGGAGTCTTTGTACATTCCTAAATTGAAAATAAACGATTATGCAACCTCAACTGTTTATTCAATTGAAATGGTTCATGATCCTATCTACCTAAACGACAACATAGGGTTCGTTGAAGGCTCTGTAACTGCATGGCAAGGAATCACCGGAATCAACGATGTTGCGCTTTCCGGTACTCGTGCCGCTGCTGTTGTAACTGCAAAAGCAAAAACAGGATGCTCTGCAACTGATCTTTATGATTTGTATGCGACAGAACTTGCTGCTGCTGCTGCATGGAAAGCCACGAATCCAATTACGGGCAACGACATCGGTATTACCTCTGTGGCTGCTGTTCCTAACTCCAAGTCATGGGCTATTACGTTGACCGCTGCCGATCCTGATTATGTAACAACAGGCGTAGTTATTTCTCTCGCTTCTCCTGCGGTATTGGACGGATTGAATGTAAGTAAATATGAGTCCAATACATTCACTGTTGCTGTTTAAGTATGAAGTACAGTATTCCTGTTGTTGACTTCAATAGCGAACAGGTTAAGAAGCAAACTAAAGAACAGTTTATAGCATCTCAACCTCACTTGGTAAAAGCCGGGTACGACTTAGGAGCCGAATACGATAAGATCGTAGGGAAACCAAAGAAAGAAGAAAAAAAAGATGAAGGGAACGATAAAAGGACTGCTTGAGAGAGTAGAACAATTAAACCTTGAGAAAGAAGTGCCGGAAATAGTGAGAGCTACATCCGGCACTTTAATTTCTTTAAACCAAAAGCAACTTTTTAATCAAGGGGTCAATGCTGATGGTGAAGTGATAGGAACATATTCATTTCTAACAGAAGTGATAAGTAAAGGCAGGAAAAAGCAGGGAACTCATTACACTTTATATGATAAAGGTGGATTTTTTAAAGGATTTAAAATAAAAGTAGACACTTCAAAAATAACTTTTGATTCAAGTGATTACAAGACATCATTGCTTGAAGATAGATTGGGAAATACAATTTTCGGACTCACAAAGGAAAGTAAATTTACATATATCAGAGGTGCTTTTAGTTCAAGAATAAAGAGTTATATTGAGAAGACAACGGGGCTTAAAATGACTAAATAAATGAAGTTGGTTTATAAAAAATGCAACGAATTGCCATTATATATTTTCATAGAAGTTCTAGTGAATGGGAGTGTAGAGCATCTTGTAAAAAATGATATTTTTTTAAAAATATTCAGCAAAAAACAATTGCAGAATATTTGGGATGAAATTTTTGCTGAATATCAAATATTAATGGATGATAAAAACGCAAATATTTCATTTGAACTATATAGAGATATTCACGTTTTTCACAATAAAATAACCATAATAAACGCATTGGTTTTTTTATTAAGACAATCTTATTCCCCCGGAGCTATTGAGTTATTACGGGGGGAGGGTTTCAATTTTAAATTTACCAAAGAAACTTATTTAGACGATTGCAATAAGGTTATATCCAGGGCGAAGAGCATAGTGATGCAGATAATTGAAAAAGAATATGAATATAATGAATTAAGAAAAAATAATGATAATGAAATAAAAGAAACAGATTATACTGATTTGCTTTTTGAGATAAGCAAGACAGCCGGGCATAGGTTATCAGCCAGGGAGATAACTGTAACTGAATTTGTATCAGCATATAATTCTTATAAACGAGCAATAGAGAGGGCTAAAAATAATGAGTAATGACTATAGATTAGAAGAGTTTGTTTCCAATGAAGGTTTTAAACAAATAACTCGTCTTAAAAAAGAATTGGGTGAAGCTCAAAAATTACTAGTTGATTCAGCAGGTGCCGCTGCAAAATTCAATGAATCATTAAGTAAAGCTTCGTCTGCAAAAGAATTTTCAGCAAATGCTGACAAAGCCGCTATTGCCGTACAGCGCCTTGCAAGGGAAACCGCAAATGCTCAACTAGCTCAAAGCAAACTTGATTTATTTCAGGAAAGCATTACCCAGAAAGCGTTAGCCCGTATTGCAAAAGAAGAAGCTGCAATAGCTAAAAAAACAAAAAAAATTGTATCTAATTCCCAAATTGAAGTAGATGCTTATAATAAGTCAGCAACAGGAGCGGGTAAAACAGGCACCGCTGTAAACGATTTAGACAAGGCACAGGCAGCCGCCGCTAATTCAGCAACCCAATACTCAAAAGCTAACCAACAATCAGCACAGGCAGCCGCTAATGCAGCCTCTGAGATTGACAAAGAATATGTTGAGTTGTCTGATCTTGATAAGTTACTGAATAAGACAACAGGAACTTTAAAACAGAATGTTGATCAACAAGTAAAATATGAAATAGAATTACGCCAAATCTCTCAGGAGCAAAAGAAATTGCGTGATGCGTTTGATTCTGGGACATTGTCGGAGCAAAAATACATTGCTGCTACTTCAAATCTAACTGTAAGAGAAGGAGAGTTAAAGGCTGGACTTCTTCAAACTAATTTAGCGATTAGGCAACAACAAAAAGAAAACGTTGCTGCTGGTAGCACCACTGAAGGATTACAAGCAAGACTTGACAGGCTACGTACAGCATACAGGGGACTAACTGATGAAGAAAAGAAAAATAGCGCTGTTGGTGGCGTATTCTTGAAAAACATCAAAGATATTGATGCCCAAATAAAGAAAACAGAAGGCAGCATGGGCAACTTCACCAAACAAGTTGGTGATTATGGCACAAAAGCTATTACGGCATTATCTTCTGCATTCATTGCATTCTTTGCTGTGAATAAGTTTAAAGATTTAGTTGTTGATGTATTTAAGGTTACTGCCGAATTTGAAAAACTTGAGTCAGTACTTACAAATACGCTTGGTTCAAAATCTCTTGCAAAAAAAGCATTAGATGATATTCAAAACTTTGCAAAAACTACACCCTTTGGCGTTCAAGAGGTTGCTGGGGCTTTTGTAAAATTAGCCAATCAAGGTTTTGTGCCTACTGTCAATCAATTGAAAAAGATGGGAGACCTTGCGGCTTCAACTGGTAAAACTTTTGATCAGTTAGCTGAAGCAATTTTAGATGCAAGACAAGGTCAATTTATTCGTTTGCGCGAGTTTGGTATACGAGGAGAAAAAGACGGAGATAAGGTAAGGTTAACATTTAAAGGTGTAACGACTGAAATAAAAAACAGCGCTGCTGCAATTGATAGTTACATAGTAGGCTTAGGAGATTTAAAAGGAGTGTCAGGGGCTGCTGCTGCTGTGTCTCAGACACTAGGAGGGCAGATAAGTAATCTTGGTGATGCATTCGATCAGTTCTTATTAAAAATTGGAGAGGGACGATTAAAGCCTATTTTTGCAGGGGTTGTTAACGGGTTAACCTCTATTCTTAATGTATCAATTGATTTGGTCAAAACCTATGATCAAAGATTGAATGATATTCAAAATGAAAGAATATCAAAAGATGTCGAAGCAAGGAAAGTTGCCAATGATAAAGAAATTCAGGATAGAGTTGATAAAGGAGAAAAATTAATTGCCGTTCAGCTTGATGTTTACAAAAGAGAAGAAGCTTTGCAAAAAGAATTTAGAGATAAAGACACTCAATTACTTCAGTTTAAAAATGCTGAGTTAATAGGATTAGAGAAGGATTTAGCTAATGAACGAAAAAACAATGGCGCAACTGACACTGCTAGGCAATTGAGTCAACAAGTCAGTGATGCAAAATTATACATTCGTCAGTATGAATATGATTTAAAGAAACGAACATTCTTAGCCGATGATTACGCACAAAAAATAAATACTATTGAGAAAAACGCTGCTACTGCAAATGCTGATGAATTAAAAAAGATACGTGATTCTGAATATCTATTAGCAAAACAAAGACTTGAAATTGCTCGTGATACATCCGGTGTTATTGTAAAAGATGAAAAGGAAGATTTTAATACAAGAATAACAGCCGCTGGAGTTTTTTATGACAAACAAATTAAATTAGCAAAACTTACTAGTAATCATGATCTAAAGCAAGAAGGGATTGATGCAAATGACAAAATAAGAATCAGAGAAAAACTAAAAAACGATTTAATTAAAATTGACTTAGATAAAAACAAAGAGCTAAATGATATTGCGGTAAAAGCTGGTCGTGAAGCTGAAGCGGAGTTTGATCGAATTGCCTCTAAAGAGCAAAGAGATAGATTGACCGCCAATAAAACCGCACTTCTAGCAATTGAAGAAGCCAGGGATAATGAACTTTCTAATATAGTAGGTAATTCTCAAGCTGCTGCTGACAAAAGATTTCAGATAGAAAGAAAATATGCTCTTCAGTCCATATCATTAGAAATAGACCAAACACAAGCTATTTTAGATCAACAAAAAATAAGGGCACAAGGTGATGTTGGTTCACTCAATAAAATTCAGGAATTAGAAACACAATTAGCTGCACTTAGAAGAAAGTATAGAGAAGAAGAAGATAAGGAGGATGTAAAAGGTAACAAAAGAAAGCTTAAGAATTTTAAGGAGTTTCTAAAGGAGTATGGAGCTGCATTACAAGAGGTATTGAATGGTATAGGCCAATTAGCAGATGCGTTATTTGAAAAACAACTTCAAGGCATTGAACAACAAAAAAATGATCAACAAGAATATTATGATGCACAAAAAACTAATATTGAAAATTCTACAGCATCTGAAGAAGAAAAGAGGTCTAAAATAGCTTTATTGGATGCAAAAGATGCAGCAAGGAAAAAAGAATTAGCTGATAAAGAACAAAGGATAAAATTACAACAAGCAAGGGTTGATAGGCTTATTCAAATAGCAAATATTATTGCCTCAACGGCTCAGGCTGTAATTTATCAATATGGTGTTGGCGATCCATATACAGCACCAGAAAGGGCGGCATTAGCTGGAATAATTGGAGCTATACAACTAGCAACAGTTCTTGCAAGTCCTTTACCAGCTTACGAAAAGGGTGGTGTTCACCCTAAAGATGGCATGGCTTTGTATGGTGAAAAAGGTGAAGAATTATATATAATGCCTGACGGACAAATGGGTTTAACACCTTCAACCCCTACAGTTGGCTTTGTTCCCGGTGGAACAGAATTTTTATCTCATGATAGATTGAAAAATATGATTGCCAAAGGAACATTAAGTAATTTCGTTTCTGATAATTCAACAAAAATTGATTTCAATTTAGGTAAATTAATGATGAATGATAATAAGAATTTCCAAGATTTGAAAAAGCAATTCGGCAAAAGAACACTAAATACCACTATCACAGAAAAAGGATTACGACATGTGTATTCTGATCAGAATAGCAAAACAACATATTTAAATAGAAATTTAAGAAGAAGATAATTATGCAGAAGCCTGATTTTAGATTTCAGATAATAGCTTTTAAAAATAGATACACATTGGCTCATTCTCCGGTAGGTTGGGAGGATATAGAGTTCAGTGGAGAAAAGACAGAGTTGTATAAGGTTATTAGGAGATCATTTTCATCTACACTGAAATTTGTAGTAGAAGGTGCAGACATCTTATCAAATGTTTTTTTTGAAGAAGGAATTGATGGAGAAGCTCAATTAATCATAGATGAATTTAATACAGATAATTATTTATATGAAAATATTGTAACAGCCGATTTTGATTTCTCAACATTTTCAAAAGATGAAGATGGAGTATCTATAAAAACTTTAGACGTGGGAGTTGTTGCAAATTTAATTGCACATGATGCCACAACTTATGAAGTTCCTTTAGATTACAATCCGGAAGCAGTTACTATAAATATTGGATCATTGTCCGTAGATGAACACGCCGATTGGGTTACTGTTGAACAAAACGCTTTTGCTTTTAATAATATAATTCAGCCTTCAATAATATTACAAGATGATACCACTTCTGATGAATTAGCTATACCCAACAGCGTTTCTTATTATGCAGGTTCTTCTACAATAGGGGTTACGTCTTTTATTAGCTTTGGAGCTAATCTAACAGCTAATCTAACAGGCAACGCATCTGTAAGAATTGGAATTAATCAAAATTGGCCTAGTAATACAATAGGTAGGATGTTTGTTTTTTTGAGAGATTTAAATAGTAGTGATGTCTATTTATTAAAAACAATATTTTATGATCAGACTTTGGGAAGATTTCAAACTTTTAATTTCGATATAAATAAAACTGTTTCAGTAACTAATACAACTCAGTTTGCATATTACTATGCCTATGGACAGCCTATAGGTGATTCACCTGATTCGGCACCTGGATTTTATATAGATGTAAAGGCGTTAAATTTAAAATTTCAATACAATGCGTATGAAGATGATTACATCTGTAAGGGCTTGCGTCCTATGTCGCTGTTTCGTTCATTAATTGAGCAAATAAATCCGGGGATAGATACAGAAACAATTTCAAATATATTATCTACATCACCTTGGAACAGGTTATGCGTGACATCCGGGGATAGCTTAAGAGCCATCCCCGGCGCGGTTATAAAAACAAGTTTAGAAGACGCTTTTACCTCTTATAATGCAGAATTAAATTTAGGATTAGATTCATATGATAATAAGATAATAATTGAAAAATATTCTTTCTTTAGAAATCAATTTAAAAGAAAATTACAATTAGGTGAGGTTAAAAATTTAACCTTTGACCCTGATTTACTATATGCTTATAGTGGAATAAGTGTTGGTTATGATAATCAAGAATACAGAACTCTAAACGGAAGGGATGAACAAAACACTCTGGAATCATGGGTTACAAAAAGCAATAGAGTACAAACTATAAAATTAATTAAAAGCGTATACCGTGCTGATAGTCGGGGTATGGATCAATTAATAATTGACAACAGGCAAAATCAAACATCAGACACAAAAAGTGATAACGAAATTTTCTTTGTTTATTTAAAAGAATTTGCTGAAGAAGATGGGTCATTCAAGCCTGAGGGGGTAGATATATATGCGAATGTAGAAGGCTTAGCTTCATTAGACAGATCGTATAATACTATACTTTCTCCACGTCATATGCTACTTAGGAATGCGGGAGAGTTAGCCATACAAATGGCAATACAACAAAAAGGTCAAATCACATTTAAATCTTCAGAAAAAAATGCAAACATGGTACTGACTAATTTTGATGGATCAAAATTTATAGAAAAGGGCGAAATTAATTATGAAGATATTTCAAATCCTATTTCATTACCAGTGATAGCCACGTTTGAAACATCAATAACAAATAAAAAATTCAAAGATTTCATAGAAGATAAAAGCAATTATGGCTATATTGAGTTCAAGTATAAAGGTAAAATACTAGAAGGATTTGCTGATAAGGATTCATTTATTATAGATAAAAATATATCTAAACAAATTAAAGTTTCAATGAGTCCTAGGTCATTATTAGCATTGCAAGAATTAAACAAAAAAATACCGAGAGTATAAAATGGCTAACGAATTTTATATATCAACCGCAAATCCTATAAGGTTTTATCCTGAAGAAGATAATTATGATCCGGGAGTATACTACATTAGACAGATGGAAGATGCCCCTTACTTCAAACAGATACGAGATTATCAAAGTAAAATAATTTACAATCAAAAGTATACACTTCAGGATTCTCCAATGATTCAGATGATGTCAACATATACTGATATTGTTTGTGAATTAATTGATTGCGTGAGTCATATCGCTGTAGATAGCTTTGCAGTAAATCAAATTGCTACAAATTTAGTTGATCAAGATTTTAGTGTATATCAAACTACGTGCGAGTTTCTTAATGAAGGATTATTCTTATTAAAGTTAAAATACAAGAATCCGGAAGATGCAAATTATACTGTTTTAGTTTCAGAACCGTTAGAGATAAAAGAGGTACACAAAAATACATTACGATTTGAATATACAAACAGTAAAAATGAATTCTCAATTATTTTTGATTCCGATTTTACTGGGATAGTAAGATGCGAAGGTGATATTTTAGAGTATCAACCAGCATCAGACAATACCATTTATACAGATCAAGTTAGAAACACCACTTTAACGAGGTCTGTTCCTTATAGTAAGTATTCGTTAGTTATCGGCGGAAATGTAAATAAAACATATGGCGGTGTGCCTGATTACATGGTTGATATAATAAACCATGTAATGTCATGTGATCAAGTTAAAATTGACGGCAAATATTTCACTAAAAGTGAAGGTTCTGATTGGGAAGAATTACGATTTCAAAATTATCCATTATCAGCACAACGGATTTCAATTAGCAGAAGCGAAAACAAATTTCAATTAGAGCTTGAAAGCAATTCACCAATAGAAGATATGGCATTTGTCTATAGAAAATTATCGTATTTAGCCAATGTAGCTGACATAACGATAACAAATATTTTAAAGCAATATACAGGACTTGTAAAGATATGCTTTAGGAATGCTGGAACTCCGGTATCAATACGGGTGTTTACCACCACAACTGGGAATGTTGATGATATAGATCAAACTCTTACAATTTCAGGAGCATCTACTACACTTGATTTTAATCAATTTTTTTCTTCGGATAAAGTTTTAAAAATAACATCTGATGATTGGACATCACTAGATGTTTTTGTTGTTTACGAGAAATTAGACGCAAATAATACGTCAGGTTCAGGAAGCGGAGGGGGCATACAAGTTGGAATGGTTGTAATCTATGAAGAAATAAATGAAGGAGATTTTGAATTAGATTTTGATACTTCAACAGGATTAGGAAGGGCTGACCGGGCATATTTTGGGTATGCTGTTTGCAATGGCGATCATAACACAAAAGACAGGAGAGGTAAATTATCAAGGGCTGTTGACGGCATATCAGAACAACCTGGCACAGATGGTGGTAACAATTTAATTACAATTACTGTAGAACAACTTCCTGAACATTCACATAGATTATTTGGTGATAGCTATCAGGCCGCACCTGATCCGGGGAGTGTAAATAATCTAGAACCATACGTAAGGCCTACAGCGGGTGCTGATGAAGTGCTAGCATCAATGGGTGGTAAATTAGGATATGATCAAAAAAGAGACAGTGTGTCAACAAGATTAGAGCCTGAAATTGGTAGAACAAGTTTAGTAGGATCAGGTGAAGATTTAGATGTTACAAATGAATTTACTACAGATATTTACATTAAAAGAATATTTTAATTATGTCTAAAAGAATAATACATTTAACTGCATTAAAATCAGAAGATTTAACAGATTTGATAATTGTACTATCAAAATTGAGATATGGTACAGATCCTACTTTTGATAATCCTCTAGATATTGTCAATAAAAGATATGTTGATGAAGTAATAGAAGACATAGGTGGCGGTGCATTTCTCAGGGTAGATGGAGGCAATGAAATGACAGCCCCATTGCCGATGGGAGGATTTTCTGTAACTAAAATAGGAGGATTGCTAGATAACCAAGCAACGCCAAAAATATTTTTCAATCCAGCTAACAGGTCATTTTTTGATTTAAATGGACAACAAATAATTTCATTTACTTCTCTTTTAACCGGATTAGATATTTATAATAATGACGGATGGAAGGGCGCATTAAGATTTACCAATTTAGCTTCTAATGAAGTGTTTGAATTTCCATCAACAGGCGGCACACTTGCTAAAATATTAAATACATCTTACGGCGCCGGATGGTCTGGTAACACTGCTAGTTCCCCAAGTGCAGATAAATTATATACTAAAATCGCCGCTTTAGATGCTCAAATTACAGCACTGTCTTTGTATTTAGGTAAGTATGTTTCATTAGTAGCTTTACAAACTGCTTATCCAACTTCTACAAGCGGGCACTGGGCTATAGTTGATCCCGGTGCCGGGACAAATGCCACAGAGTATATTTGGGATGATAATGAAGGATGGGTAATAGGGTCAGGCAGCGCAGGTGTAGCATCTGTATTTGGTCGTACTGGTGTAGTGACTGCTATGGCAGGTGATTACACCACAGCACAGATTACCGAGGTTACTAATTTGTATTTTACAGTCGCTAGGGTATATTTATCTGCTTTAGCAGGATGGACACCAGCAGCGGGTGCTATTGCTAACGGTGACACCTTACAGCAGGTATTACAAAAATTAAGTGGTAATATTTCGGCATTATTAACGCTTCCCACATACCCTGGGAATGATAATCAGAAATATGAAATAACAATCATAAACGGGGTTGTCTCATGGACTCCTGTAACGTACGTCAAGGGTACATCCATAGCCAACAAAGCAAAATTGCAGGCCGATCTAACAAGCGACTGGGATTCTACTCAAACTTATATAGGCACTACATCTGGTGCTATTACCGGAACAAAAGGAGGAGAGAAATATAAGGGCTTGGCTGGTAATGGGAATTGGTATGTTTACGAGGCTTTAGGTGATAATGAGTGGACTAGGTATTTAATGCAATAAAAAAATATGGGACTAGAATATACTTTATGGACAAGATCGAGCAGTGCGTTTGTATCTGTTCAATCAGGGAATTGGAATGCCATCTCGACATGGAAAATAAAAGGGACTGACGGCAATTTATACCCGTGCCCTTTTGTGCCTGAACGTGGCAATGATGTTTACATCGAGGCAGCTCATACTGTTACGTGTACACAAAACGAAGCCTGCAAAGACTTAAATTTAAATACGACACAAGACGTTGTAAGAATAAATACAGGTGCTTTCAAGCTGGATATTTATGGAAACAGGGGGGATTATTCAGGCACTCATTCGACGGCTGTTTTTTCTTCTGCCAATGCTGGCATAGCCGGATGGATAGCAGGTACTTTAAGATTTAAAGGCACTTCTAGAATTATAGCCAGTGCTGCCAAACCAGTAAGCGCAAACGCAAGATCATCAGGTTATACTTTAGAAGTAGATATTGCTGTAGGGCAAAAATTACAAATAGATACGCTTACCGTAAGATGCGGATTCCTTTTGATAACATCGGGAGAGTTAGAGATAATTCCATACAATGCCACATCTTATGAGATTAGAATTTCAGGTAATGACTATACAGCGCAGCCTGGGGACGGTGTTAATGGCGGTACAGTTACAGTAAAATCAAACGGAAAATTAACTGTAGGCAGAATATTTAAAAACTCTCCTACAAGTGCAAAGAATGGACTAGACAACTTCACTATTGATGCAGGAGGTGTATACACGCCTACGCTTGCGGCATTAGTAGTACCTTGTATTGCGTATGCTCTAAATGGAACAGTATCGTTTACTCAGTCACTAGCTCAAGAATGGATTGCCAAGGGTAGTAATGTTGATTCTGTTGCGGTATCCACTTATTCGACCGTTAAAATAGGTGGAGGATCATTTGCCAAGACTCTAAAAACGAATACAACTATAAACACGTTGCTTTCTTTTAGTGATGCCTTGGCAACAGTTTCTCTTGGTGGTTTTACTGTTTCTTATGGAACGTCGGCGGATATAGAATATACAGTCAGCAGAAACATCGGCAACGAATTGCCCAATTCCGGTGCTGGAACTGCAATTTGCCGAAATCTTTTGATAGGCACCGGAATTGTATTAAACTTACAAGGCAGAACAATAAACATAAGAGGCTCTATTGTTGGGGGCGGTTCAACTACCAACGGAACTTTAAATATAAACCAACCTTAACACATGAAACATTTATTAATTTTACTATTATCACTTAGCTTATTTTTTGCTTGTCAAAAGAAAGCTATTGAACCGCTTGTATCAAATGATGTAAAAAGTTATAGAGACACTGGAAGCGACGATTATAAATCAGTAAAGAGCGGTAAATATTCAGACCCTACTACTTGGAATAAAAAAGTAAGTGGCGTATGGGTTTCTGCAACTGACTGTCCAGGGATCAATAACTCTGTTTGGCTTGAATCTTTGTATTGCGTTGATATTGATTCTAATTTTGAATGTAAAGATTTGCATATCAATTGTGATGTTGATACACTAAGAATTAACACGGATTCAAATAGGTTAGATATTTATGGTACGATCTATACGTATACTGGATCATATCCTGGAACATTATTTCTTGCTGGTACGGCAGGCGTTCCAGGCTTCATATCTGGCACACTTCGCTTTAAAACAAATGTAGGGACTCGACGCATTTTCGATACCCAAACCATGAGCGCAAATTCTCAAACTGCTGGCTGGAATATGGAGATAGATTTTCCATCAGGAGATACGGCTATTCATTATTATGCTACAACTCGTTGTGGTAATTTGTCTGTATTATCTGGCACGCTTGAAATTCAACCGTATAATTCTACAGGATATGAAATCAGAGTAGCAGGAAACGACTATACAGCACAACCAGGGGACGGCGTAAGCGCTGGCATAGTTACAGTAAACAGTGGCGCTTCTTTAGTAGCTGGAAGGCTGCTTAAAAACAACCCAACATCAGCGGCCAACGGGTTGTCTAATTTCATTATACAGTCAGGTGCTAAATTTACACCTACGCTTTTAAGCGAAGTCGTTCCGACACAATCGTATAGTATTTTAGGAGATGTAATTTTCGATAGATCAGCTAACCAAACATTCATCGGAAAGGGCGGCAATGTTGACGCTGTAAATATTCAAAATTACACCAATGTAACAATTGGAGGCACAGGTAACAAAACGCTTGTAACTAATACCGTGATAGGAGGAGAATTAAAAATAACATCGAGTGCAAACTTGAATAAATCTACCTATTCATTATCATACGGATCTACATCCGACTTGCATTATACCTTAAGTAGAACAAAAGGAACTGAACTTGTTTCGTCTGGTAGTGGATCAGCAATACCGGAGGATCTAATTATAGATTCAGGTTACACATTAAATTTAGGAGGCGCAACAGTCAATATTCGGGGTGCCCTAATTGGATCAATTACAAATGGTACAGTCAATCAATTTCAACCATAAGAAGAATGAAAAATATAATTTTATTACTCTCAATTGTATTTGCGTTTTCACAGGTTAACGCACAATGCACAAACCCAAACATCACACCTTGCAATGTAACAGTAGGAGGAAGTTTAACACTTTCTTCTGGAACATTATTAAACCTAAATGGTCAAGTAATTAGCCCTGCTAACGGCGGTACCGGATCAACAGCGAGTGGTTCAAGTGGTCAGTATCTAATATGGAATAACGGCACAGGCGGAGGTCAATGGACTACAATCGCTCCATATTTTGCTCAATCTGATTCGATAACAAAAGTTGTTACATTAACTCAGTTTAATACTGGGCAGGCTGCTAAATTAGGAGTTTCAAGTAATGCTGTATCAGCTACTAAATTAGTTACAGCTAGAACTATTAACGGTGTTTCTTTTGATGGCACAAGTAATATAAGCATACCCGTTTCAGCTTCTTTATCAGCTCCTACTTATGGTCTTTCTATTACTTCTGGCACGGCATTTCAGCCGAATGCATCAAACGCTTCTTTTGTTACTGTATCATCTACTTTGAATGCTGCGTTAGGGGTTACCGGAACGGTCACTATTGCCTTGTCGCCGACCTCAGGAGGAACTTATACCACTGTTAGCACAGACGCTTTATTGATCGCCGTATTAGGCGTAGCAGTAGATAAGATAAGTGGTACGATACCTGTGCCCGCTGGGTATTATGTAAAAGTCACGTATGGAGGCTTAACGCCACCTACAGGTACTTATTCTAAAATAACATTACAATAGCAAATTAAAAAGCCCTTATGAAAGTAAGGGCTTTTTTTATATCTTTATATTATGAAACCATCTAAATCAGTATTTGAAGAAGCTGTAAAATTTGAAGCCCTTAAACTTGAGGCTTACTTGTGTCCTGCTAATGTATGGACTATTGGTATTGGCACAACAGTTTATCCGAACGGTAAAAGAGTTCAAAAGGGTGACAAATGTACACGAGAACAAGCTATACAATACTTCCTTCATGACATGGGATTGGTAGCGACACAAGTGGACAGTGTGACTATTGATAATATCAATCAAAATCAATTCGATGCTTTATGTTTATTTGTTTATAATGTAGGATTTCCTGCATACAAGAACAGTAATCTAAGGAAAAGAGTAAATGCAAATCCCAAAGATGTAGCTATACGTTTAGAGTTTGATAAATGGACTAAAGCCAATGGAGAGCATAATAAAAAAGACGATGATGGGGATGGTTTAATTGATGAAGTTGGAGAGAAACAAATTTTAGGTGGATTAATTAAAAGAAGAACAGCAGAAGCAAATTTATATTTTAGAGTATGAAAAAATTCCTAACATCATTATATCTTTCTTTATTCAATAACTCTGAAGGATTTTCAGGCAGAAAAGTAACTGCTGCTGTATTGACTATTTGTGTAGTTTCCGGAGACATTAGATATTTTCAAGTATCTGATGTTTTATTTGTTGACATATTTACCGAATGGTTGATAGTACATTTGTCTGGTGTGGCCTTCTTTTTGGCACTGATCAAGGTTGCAGACATCATCGCACTTCGTACAGGCATAGTTACCAAAGAAACAAGCACGACTACCGAGACAACAAAAGAGACTACTAAAATAGAGTCCGATGAAAAATAATTATGCGCTGATTATTGCTATTATATTTGCCTTGCTCCTGTTGGTGATAGGATTTTTATATATGCGTATTGAGTCATTAGAGGCCGACAGGCAAGCGCAATTTGTTAGGGATGCCAATGTAAGGGACTCCCTTCAAACTAAAGCCTATGAATACGCGGACAGTGTTGCAGCAGCCAATCAGTCAACCCATGTAAAGACAACCGAAAGAATCATTCACACTATAGAGACGATACGTTATGAAATGGATAGCACTGGCTTTGATCCTGATAAGTTGCCAAATTTCTGAATCCAATGCACAGGGGCTTTATGATGTTAAAGAACATGGTGACAGCATGACCATGCATAAAAAACTGTATTCCGACATGCGTACATGGTCTGTAAAGGCAAAACAGCAAATACAATATCAAGACTCTGCAATTGCATCACTGCAAAGCACTGTAAGCGATTTAAGCAATCGTTTGGTTTTGCGTGACACATTGTTACTTCAGAAAAATGAAACGATTGAGAGGCTTAATAATGCTGTTAAAAACTGCAATCCAAAAATAACATTGATAGGTATATTAAAAAGGCCAGAACCATATATCATGACTCTGGCCGGGATTGTTATCTATGCCGTTGTTACTCGTAAACAGTAATCAGTGACTTTTTATTATTCGGTGTTCTTAATACTATTTGTATTTCTTTTAATGTAATAACAATGTCAATTGCATTTGAGATCATTTTGCAAGTTGTTATTTTACCTAAATTGGTATACATATCATGTATTTGATTCCTGTACTTATCAGATAAATCTTTTCTGTTTTTTAAAATAAGCCTGTCAGTTAACCTGTCTAATGCTTCATGACCCTCTTGAGTCAAATACACTCCTTCTGATTCCATTATTTTACTTTTACAAAAATCTCTCTCGGTTCTGTATCTTGTTGGAATGTTTTACCAATCAGATAATCTGAATCTGAATCATAACGTTTCCCATCATAGAGAACACCTATTGATTTGTATTGATCTTCATCCCAATCAGGATTTCCTTCAATGTCTTTCTTTCCATAATGGGTAGTTATTTAATAGATTTTGCTTTTTTGAAAGATGGATTTACAGCCATTCCAGCTTCCAGCCAATTAGCTAATTCATGTAGTCTTTTCTCTGCAACTAATGACCACCAAAAGACTAATAGATATTGAGGTATACTGAATTTATGTTTATCAAATTCAGTAATTAATTCTTGTGGAGTTCTTTTCATTTTGCTTTAAATCTTGACTCATTAATTATCAACTGGTCTTTATCGTTGAAATGATGGCACTTGTCGCAAAGACATATTTCTTCTTCTTGATCATTTCTAGGATCAGCGCCTATAACCCAGTCTTCTGCTGACTCATTTATTCTGGATTCATCATGAAATATTGTGTAACCTGTATAGTGTTCTTCATATAACTCTTTACAATTATCACAAGTCATTGTATAGCATTCTACTTTTTCAATTCCCATAATTACTTTTGTTTAAGTGCTTCGTTTTCCTGTGTAAGCTTTTCGATTTCATTTGATGCAATAGATAAAGCTTTCTTATACTTATCAATCTCTTTGCGCTGCTCTTCGATAGTGGCTTTTAATTGGTCATTAATAGATTTTGCTCCTTTCATATTATTGTTGAAAATTCTGTCTTTCTCTTCTAGTTGGTATTTGTGAAACAATTTTAAACCTTCAAGTTGGCATTTTACGTACATAAACTCTTGCCCTGTCTTGTCTTTGAAATGTAATTCCAGATCATCATAAGACTCAAATTTTTCACCTTCAATTCCTTTGGCTACTGTTTTGGCTACTTGATCCATGAAATACTCCAGGTCTTTCACTACTTCATCGGGCGCAACATAATGCCTTTTTCTGTTTGAGCATCCATTGGTATCACAGTGATTTAATCCGCATGGAGTTGTGCATTCACTCGGCACATTCTCGGGGGTGTTAGTTGTTTCGCTCATGGGGGTTAGTTTAATAGTTCTGGTTGTTCGTGTATGTTGCCTATTACCTCAATCTCTGTAGTATCTACTCCTGCCCAATCGTACTGTTTTTCTGTCTCAAATCGCTTGAAATAAACCGCCCCATTTCTATAGTAAACTAACATTTTTTCTCTTTCACCTAACGGAGAAAACCATACGATTACATCGTCTTCATAAATCTCTTTATAGTTTCTGTCTCTCAATCTTGTAAAGGGTGACCATATAATTGAATCAAAATACATTATTAAGTCTACTGAAACAGGCGAAATATTAGCAGGGTTTCTTATTCTACTGATTTGCTCTATAGTCATTGGCTCATACATTTCACCTGTATGTTGATTATAAGGACGCAATTTTATTTCTCTATTTACCATACTACTCTTTGTTTTTACTTTCAGTGATTAAAATATCAATAGTTTCATTAATCAAACGGCAATACTCTATAGCGGAACTCTGATCTATTTTAAAATCTTGTCTCTCGCTTATGATTAAAGATTTTAGCGTTTCTAATTTATGAACCGCATTATTGTTTATGACGAGCATCTGTTCTTCTGTAGTCATGTATTTTTTACTTTTTAACCACCGCCCAACCGAGCGATAGGATTTGTTCTACACTGTATTTATCAAAGGGTACGATGATTCCGATAGAGCGGAGGTAGTCAATCTCATTAGGCCTAAATGCATTTAGTTTCAAGCATTGAATTGCAGTAACTAAAGGGGCAATCATTTTAGAACAATTAGGCCACATAGTTTTTATTTCTTCATCCGTCAGGCTATCAATACTGCGGAGTTGTAAGTAATCTATACCCATACAAAATGATTCACCACTTACAATGCATATAGGTGCAAAAAGTATAGTTGAAACCGCTACCTCTTGCCCCCAGTAATGTACTGCGAAGCGCTCAAAGTCTTGTCTGTTGCTCATATAATTAAATTTTATCTAGGATTTCTTTAACTGATTCACGAGTAATGCAATTTAAATATCCAATTGCTTCTTCTTTATCCAGTACAGCATTCAATAGTATCCGGGCATAATGCTTCGCAGCTTCAACCGCTTTTTCATGAACCACCATGTTGTAACCTATATCATGTCCATGTATGCGGAATGTTTCACCACCTACTTCAGCAAATGATCTTTCATAAGAACCCTCAGGCAATGAATTGATGTAGTCTTCTCTTGTGCGTATAGTTGGTATTGTTGGAGGTAAAATATATGAATGTTCAGTATTAAATTCATCTTCACCATATACTTTTGCATACTCCAAATCTTGATATAACTCTGTATTATCAACAATGGTGATACAATCGCAATTCATACATATAATTTTGTATACTCCGTTAGTGTCGCCTGTAAATTCTTTAGTCATCATTGACTTACAATTAATACACTGCTTTCTCATAATATTAAGATTCTATTTTTAAAACACCTACATAACGACCCTGATGCATTTTGAACCCGGTTACTTTTGCGCCTAATTCAAAAGCCTGCCTTACGCAATTTTTATCACCTGTAGCTTTAAGCAGTGATGCAGTAGTGATGCCAGACTTCAGCATTGATAATATTTTTTCTTCTGTAAGATTTTGATGAATCAATTCCATTGTTTTGAATCGGATAAGAATAGTACTTTAGCTAATTTGTTCGGGATAAATTTTCTACTCCTGCAATAGGTGGCAAATGCTGATAGATAATACAAATCAACCTCTTTGCCGTTTTTCTTCTGATTGGTTGTCATAATCGTCTGCCTGTTTATCGGTGATGTTTGCAATTTCTTGTGAGTCATTAAATACCCCAAAGTCACCATATCCTAACGACACATAAGTAGGCTTTGACCAAATAACTCTGTTCTTAACTTCTGAAGCAAATTCATCAATAATTGCTTCTTTTAGTCTATGTATTTTTGCTCTTAAGGCTACTTCATCCGATGAAGAAACTGAAAATTCTTTTGCAATTTCTTCAGTTAGTTGTTCTGAATTTTTCATCTTTTAAATTTGTATAGTAACCATCCAAACCAATCAGCCCACATAGAACGAATATGGATGCGTTTGTAGCGATCCTGAAGCGTTGGCTTCTTAGGATTCACCCGGTACTTTTGAAACCCATCAGAGTGCCTTAAATCATGTAATTCTTTAGGGCTTAGTTCTTCAAATACCGGATCAGTATTTTTAGTGATTGAATAGTAATATTTTTCTAAACTAGACATAGAACAATAACATTAAACGAGTGATGAAATAAATCAATGTTGCAATACCTAAAATAACCAAAGCAGCATTCTGATGTTTGATACAATAATATTCAAACGATCCAACTAAACAGAAATCAGAATCATGAAAAGCCTGTTTAGTGCCAGGGAATGTAATGCTTTCAATTTCTTCAGTAGTGAAATACCCACACCATGCCTCATGAATAGGATAATCCCTAACAGTGCCAATTGCACCTGTTTTTTTATTGTATACTTTTGAGCCCTTAGAAAATTTCATTTCAAATTACTTTTAAAGATTAACATTTCAGCAGCAATCAAGTCCATTATCTTTTTAAATTCTGAAGAAGGCAATGACAACAACTGTTCTTCATCAATCGGTTTATCGTCTATAGTGACAACCTGAAGTGCTAAATTGATCAGGAAACAACCCGAGCAAAAGCATTTACCTGTTAACTGCATTACCGCAATACCTGCATGGTGAGGGGTAACGTCTGATTGTTTTATATTCATGATTAATTTCCTATTTTCTTGTAAAACTCACTAGGCTCAATACTTGCAGCCATTTTTAAAATACGCAACAACTCTTTTAGTTCCTTTATTGTGCGTTCTTTTTCTTCATCAGATTCAATACGAGCCCCTAAATCATTGGCGTGTATGTATGCTGCTTTAAAGTCTTTCATTTTTTTATTGAAATCATTCCAATAAAAAGTATATTTTTCTGAAATGTCAATTTCTTCAGGCTTAGTTAATCTTACGAAAAATTTCCCACCGTATTCACCTGAATACCTATCAACAAAACTTTTCTTACCTATAACATTAGCGACTATCTGAAACAGGAAACTTTTTTGCTCTTTGCCCTTGTATGTGAACACCACTTCATTTAATTGTTCTTCAGACAAAGATTCTAATGATATGTTGTATTTCTTTAACAATGCATCTAGTCTTCCTTTAGCTGCATTTCTTTCACCATCAGTTGCACCTTCTTCAGAAAGCTTTTTTACTTTTTTGAGTAAATCAATTATTTTTTCAGTCATGGTGATTAAATTTTAATCTTTGCTTCTGATGAAGATGTTGCACATTTATTCAAGGCTTTGAAGTTGTCAGGAAAATGAGCCATAGATACTTTACGAGACAGGTTAAACCAAAAGGTTGCAAAGTCAACGTAATTTGTAAATCCGTATTGGTTGCCAAATTTATCTGTGAATGATGTGTAAGCCTTCATAATGATATTGTTTATTTTGATGATGTAAAGTAACATTAAATTATTTTAACATCAAAATATTTTATAATTATTTTTCTAAAACAGCTTTTTTGAAGGATTTGGCGATAAATCATCATCAGGGAAATTGGGGTCTGGTAATCCCGGGTGTGAATTTGAAGACTGAATACCTACATAAAAACCCCGTACCGTTGTTCCTTGTATTTTCTTGTACCCTTCTAAATAGCCTAATTGTCTCATGGCTTTCTTCAGAAGTGGCAATGAAAGCTTTCTTTTGTTATCGGTGAAATCCTGAAGTTTTAAAAGTATCTCTGTAGGCGTATGGAACACTCCTAACCGCTTATCATCAACAATACCGAAGTATTGCACCACTAAATCTTTTTCTTCACTGGAAAGCTCGTATGACTTATTTAAAGCGTCTCTGTGTTGTGCTTCTTCTTTGGTAAGCGTGAAATCAAAACCTGACTTATAAAGTGTGTAGGCTTGCGCCCAAACTTTATTTATATCTATGTTCCTTACTCCTGTCTGGTAATTGTTGTAATCCTGATCTATAGCCAGTACATTGAAACACAACCAACGGGTGTTTTGATCATCAGTTAAAAATTCAGTCTTATTGGTAGAAGCCCAAAAATTTACCCGGCGTGGATTGCTTTCAAAAAATTCACCATACGTTCGGCGTTGTTTTACATTGCCTTTTGAAATGGTTGCCTTTAATTTATTAATTTCATTATTATGCAATGCAGCAAGTTCTTCTAAGTTCCAAAACATGTTTTCAGAAAGTTGAATGTCTGAATCCTTTGAATCATTCATTGCTGTCTCTGTATAATATTCTTTCAATGCAGGAGGGCAAAGAAAACGTATGAAGGTAGTCTTTCCGGTTTCCTGTGTCTGGCCTACCAGTGTAATAATAATTCTGTTTTCTCTGTAGTCAAGAGTACAAGCAAGACAACGCACTAAGGCTTTTTTAAATTGAACTATCCAGAAATCCTGATTGTCTGTTCTTACATAATTTGCAAGCTGCGTAATGTAATCAGGATCGGTTTCAGGATTCCATACAGGCAAACTTTCAAAATAGTTTTTTATAGGGTTGAAACTTTGCACAAAGTCACTTCTCATTAATGAACGAACTTTATCTAATGAGAATTTAAAACCTGCGTGTGCAAGCTGTCTTAATATGGTATCATTATTTATTAGCTCAAAAGTACCCGGTGATATTTCATATTCTACACGGTGGCTGATAACATTCTTTACAAGATTTTTATACCTCTTGCTTAAAAATATTTCTACCTGTTCAATTTCTTTTTTGTGTTCAAAGCCAAATGAATCTTTGTTGTTTTCAAAAACGTTTTTTAAAATTCCACGTACAATGTTTTGTGAGACTTCATAACGAGCAGCAAGAACACTTACTTCAGCTTCATTGTTTTCCTTCCAATCACGCCCGGCTTCATTCATTCCGTGTGCATGCTTTGCAATGTCTTTTATTTTTTTAGCATGCTCAGGTGGTAAGTCTTCCATCTTTTTAGAGATTTCAAACACACCATGTTCAAAAGTATTTTTATAGCAATCTCTTACTATCCTGTCTAATTCTTTTTGAGTTTTACCATTACCAACAAACTCTGAAAATCTTGATGCAGTGTAATCCTGTGATACACCTGCCTTGTTTAAAAAGTAACCAAGTATAACAAGATAATTATGCCTGTTCCCTTCAACGTATTGTTGTTTTTTTTCATGGACATTTTTTATCCATTCATATTTTTCTTCATCAGAATCTATTGTGATAGAAGTGTATTCTGGTGCTACTATTACAGGCTCATATTCTGGATTATGAAATAAATTTTCATCGTAAGAAATATATCTAACCCGTGAAACATCTTTACAACTTGTATCAATTTTATAGTCTGGATCGTATATGCCTAATGAGTTGCCTGATTTATCAAACTGTTCCTGTCTATGCTTTGATAGTTTTGCATACACATCCATGTAATACTTTTCGATGAACAAAAAAGATTCAGCATGTTTTTCAGGATCAATATTTACAATGATGCAGAAGCCACGCCCACTTGATGAAGTAAATAAGTACTCTGTATACTTATCATTCATCAGAACTTCACGCACTTCTTCTGGATTGTTTATTTTGTGTTCTATGCCGTCAAAGTCTAATGCTAGTTTACCACTATGCATTTTCAATCCTTCAGCTTTTCGGTGTGTAAAAATACCTGATGCAGTAAAGCCGGGTAAGCCTGATTTTATTTCTTCAATTTCTTCTTTGCTTGCACCTTCAGAAATTCTTTTTTTCAGGAACTGTATTTTATCTTTCCATTTCCCTTCCCTTATCGCATCCATGATGTCTGAAAAATCAACATCATGATTATTTTTCACATCACCTATTTTTTTATAAAGAGAAACTTGTGTTGTCATGGTTTAGTTATTTGGGAACATTCAAAGTACGAAAATTTTCTGCTGCTTCAATGATCTTTGGAATAGTTATTTTTATCTGTTGTTCAGTATGCGTGGCTTTCAACTTCTTATAAGAATAATCTAACAAATAGTCATTAGTTACATGCTGATTGTCCTGTATGAACTGCCAAATTTGCGCTTTTGCTTCTTCTCTGTTTTCTTCATGAAGCTGCATTTGCTTTGAAGCCCATCCGGTGGCATACCTTTTTATTGTGCCGTACTCTGAAAGTAATTTGTGTTGCTCTGTAGGCGAAATAGAGCGCAATAGGACGTTCTTTACAACCCAGCCTATAGAATGCCCCTTAGCTTCTCTAAACTCTTCTAATTCTACGGCATTGAGGCTTGATATAGATTTACTTTTTAGATGATCAGGAACAATTTTGAGTTCTACAAATTCAGCTTCAGTATTCAGCCCTTTATCAGGCTCTTTTATGGCAACGGTATTGTTGCAATATTTACAGATAGTAGCTGATGCAGGGATTAGAGCTTCACAAAATTCACAATCTTTTACCGGGGCAACACCTTTTGTTTTTGAAACGTAATCAGTATCAAGTGACCAATCCCGATCCATTTCCCAATACCCGTGCCTTTCAACATTACCACCCATATCAAGAAATATGAAATCTTTCTTTCCTATTTCCGGGCACGGCCTGCCACCACGCCCATAGATTTGAATGAATTTAGCAAGGGACATTGTAATGATGTCCATGATTATACATTCTATCGTATTTTCATCCAGACCAGCAACAGCAACCAAAGCGTTACAGATACCCATATATTTACCATCATGAAAATCTTCAAAGATTTTTTTCCGGTTCTTGGTTTTACCGTCAATGTGAATAGTGGGTACACCCATTGAATTAAACAACTCTGCTTGCTTTTTTGATTGTTCAACATTGTCACAATAACAAATGAATTTTTTACCTTTTGCTTTTTCTAAATACTTCTGAACAGTCCCGGCAATTTTTTGCGGTTTATTCAGTACTTTTTTTACATCAGCCTTGTTGAACTCTTTGCCATCTTTTGTGTCTGAAACACGAATTTCTGAAATGTCAATTTTTGCACCGTACGGAATAGAAGGAACTAAATATGATTCACCTGTATCAGGGTCACCTGCCAATAGTTCAGACATGCTTGCACCAATTATCATATCATCGTACACGTCTCCCATTTGTCCCGTATACTTTGGATATGCATCTAAAAATGCTTTGCCGTATCTGATCGGTGTTGCAGTAAATCCAACACAGTAAATACCTCTTTCTTTACACCACAAAACCAATTCATCAAAGTCTCTGTAGTGGCATTCATCAATAATCAGAAGCCCTATTTCAGGCATTGGATAGTTTACCAACGTGTCAATTGATGCAATGTATAAGTTGTCAAGTTGTACTTTATATCCCGGAACTATTTTTGTTCCATGCAGGCCGTTGCGCTTCATTGTTTTATCGCACTGTCCAATTAACTCTTCTCTGTTACATACAACCATTACCGGGATGCCTTGCATTATGGCATCCCGAGCCATTGAACAAAAAATTACTGTCTTGCCTCCACCCGTACCCAGCACAAAAACCACCGTTCGATTCCCTTGACTAAAAGAAACCGATGTTGCTTTTTTACCTCTATGCTGATAGCCTCTTAAATCTATTTTGTACTGCACGTCCTAAAGTTTCTTCCTTGTAAATAACAGGTGTGAAAAATAAAATTGTGTTGGTAATAAATTCACCCTTCAATTTATATCTATGTCGCTTTCTTTTAGACATTGTTTGTTTGATTAAATTCTAAAACTCTTTTATGATAAATTAAATCCTTAGATTTCAATGGTGTTCTTAAAATAATACCTTCCATTGTTCGGCATCTACTCAGTGCCACATATACTTGACCGTGAGCAAATGCACCCTTTTCACCTAGATCAATAATTACTTTATCAAAGGTTTGCCCCTGTGATTTATGAATTGTGATTGCATAGGCAACCTTCAATGGGAATTGAATGAATGTCCCTGTGATAGTGTGTTGTATGCTGTCTGTTTTTGGATTATAAACAAACTCTGTTGATTCAAATTCATATTTTGGTACTTGCACAATTTCATCATTGTCCAATTTTACAATCAATAAATTTGTTTCTTGATCATGATACAAGAAAGTGCCAATAGTGCCGTTTGCATATTCTCCACCCGGTGAATTTCGCATAGTCATTACCCGGCAACCTTCCTTTAGATTTAATGTTTTAGGAACAGGACAATCAGATAAATTAAATTTTCCTGAAATCAATCCTTCTAAAACAATTTCTTCAGAATCCAACCTGTCAAGCATCAGTTGATTCACTTCGTTTGCTACGTTATTAGTACCGCAAAGCATGATGCCGTCTTTAGGATCAAGTGTATCTTCACGTAATAAATTACGATTCATTTTGTCAAACTCAAACGGTGCAAGCTTATTATTTTTTATGTCGTTTAGAATACCGATAAATACCGGGTCTGATTGTCTCCAAATTTTAGTGAGACGAATAACTTCAAATTTATGATCATGCCAGCATGCAGCATCAAAGAAAAATTCAGACTTGTAACGAGCATCTAACATTTTTCTTTCTTCACTATTTCCAACTACAGGGGGCAACTGATCAACATCACCGATCATGATTAATTTCAAGTGATTGAATCCGTTTTTTTCAAAGAACCAAAAAATTTGATCCATAATGTCAGCCCGGCACATTGAAACTTCATCAATCAAAAGAAAATCCGCTTTGTTGAATAATCTTCTTTTATCAATTTCCGCTTGATGCCACATGTCAACAGCCATGCCATCAATAGCAGGGCGTAGGTACTTCACAGAGCCTTTAGATATTGGTCTTGCAGGAAATTGAAACAGGCTGTGAATAGTTTGACCGCTTACGTTAACGGCTGCAATACCTGTTGGTGCTGTGACTAAACACTTACCGGGATTATGCTCAATGAATTTTCTAATCAGTGTTGATTTACCTGATCCAGCTGGTCCAGTTAAGAATGAATGAACTGATTTATCATGCAGTCTTTCCCACGCATAATCTAAATTGTCTTCTTGTGTCATGGTCTTTTATTTGTTTATTAAAACATTTTTTGTTGAATTGTTAATTGATGAAATCTCTTCATTAATTTTTTAAAATACACTTCATTTATTTCACACCCTACTAAATCTAATTCAGCATAATGACAAGCTATTGCAATAGAACCGCTGCCTAAATGAGTATCTAATATCTTATCGCCTTTATTAGCAAATTCTTTTAATAAATAATTATATAATTGAATTGGCTTTTCAGTAGGATGAAATCTATTCTTATTAGTATTTAAATTGCCATAATAAGCATATTCAAATACTTGAGCATTTTTATCAAAAGAAGACCATGCAAATTCACACCTGGCAAATTGTTTCAATGGTTGTTTTTTATCCCAAATAATAAAATGCTTATGAGGTGGAAGTTTAAAATAATTACCTCCCCAAATTATTTGATTTTTAGAAACCCTAAAAAGCTCATTGAAATAATATTCAGAAGGCGCTACATTCCATTCACTTGCATTACCGTTTATATTTCTTCCTTTCAAATCACCCCACCCGTATGGCGGATCTACGATAGCTAAATCGAAATATTTATCTGGAAAAGATTTCATTAAATCCATGTTATCGCAATTTCTTAAATCTATCATTGAAATAATCCTTTATTACCTTTACTTATTTTAGCTCTTTTTTCTTCAGCAATAAATTCTGCTGACACTTTTAAAATGTGTTCACGTCTTTCAACTTCATCCATTTCAATGATCTTTCCTTCTTCATACCTCAGATAGATAGATTCAAAAAACTCTAGTACCGTTAAGAAATTTTTATCTGAACTGAATTTCACTATCAACCCTTCACCTCTATTTTTTATGTAGTGCTCAACATGAAAAATAAATTTGTCAGGGCTGTCTGTCAAATCAGAAACAATATACTTTGTGTTGTCCTTTGCCTGAATGAAATCAACAATGGCTTTGTAATACGGTTCATCTATTACCATAAATTCAATTGATTAGTATCAGAAGAAGGTGTTTTCTTTGCTGTTCCAGAAACCCTGTTGCTTTTCTTCACTGAACTTTTTTTTTACATTATCAGCAGCCTTTTGCACTAATTCTATTATTCTTTCATTTACATCAACAGGCTGAACTTCATTTTTTAGGTGCCATTGATCTTCAATACCTGCTTCATCGTCATTAGGAGTTATTTTTTTTATATTCTCAAATATAAAACGCTCTTTTAATTCATTGTCACGAGTCAGCACAGCAATCGTTTCTGCATCCCGGTCAATGATTGAATTGGCTTTATCTACTTCAGATTGTAGGCCAGACAACTCTATTTTTTTATTATCAATAACCGTTAATAATTGCTGAATCTCCATAACGTGAGAAGACATTTTGCCTTCATAATCATCTTTAACTTGCCTTAATAGATCAGCATAATCTCTTGCGTATGCATTTTTTATTTTATCAATTTCAGCACCGGATATTGTTGAATTTGATTCTTTATTTATTTCATTGGTAAAGTGAAACACAGAGATAGGCACAATCAAAGCAATTGCAAAAGCAGGTATTAATCCCCAATCCCATCCTATTGTATCAGCGTAGTAATAGCACGCTATGCCTACTTCAAAGACTGAATAACACTTTGCTACAAAGAAATTTTTACGTAGGGTATAGATCATGATAGAGGCTGACACGATGATTGCAACCCCGGCTGATGCTATTTCTCTGTATGGTGAAGAAAACACAGAAAAAGAATGATACACATAATACGTATTTGGTGCTTGAAATATTACTGTGAATATTGCAACATACAAAATGAACGCATTCGATTTTAGAAAGTCGAGTAACTTGTTTTCTTTTATCATAATTTCAAAAATTAGAATTTGACATGAAAGAAAGATCCCTTTGCATCATCGGGATCAGGAAAGATCCCTTTGTGATCCCTGCGCTCTACAAGTTCTTTTATTACATGTTGAGGGGAATTTGCGAAATGTCCAAATTGAACAATATCACCTTTTTTCATTTCTCCCTTATAAAACCCAGTTGCCTCAATAGCTGATTGAGTATACTGATCTGTTTCAGGAATTTTTACAGCTTGTGTTTTTACTGTGTGGTACAATCCATCAAATAGAGGGGTGCCCCATGCAGTCATTACTATTACTTTAGTCATGATTTTGTTTTTGTTTTATTGATAAATATGAATCTATTAAATTCTCGTATTTTTTCCTTGCCTCAATCATTGCTTCATCGTCAATGTTGAAAATAACGGTGTAGGTATTGAACGGTGCTTTTTTACAGATACCAAAGAAAATGAATTTTTCAGCCTTTGTGCCGTCCATATAAAACACCGCCTGTCTATCGTACCCGTATTCAAAAATAGATGCTTTGAATTGAGCTAATGAAGTGCAATCAGTGCTTTTTGCATCCCCTATGATCTTTCGTACCCATAGGTCAATTTTGCCTTTACAAGCCATGTCATAGCGTTCTTCAGTCCACGTATGTACCTGTTCCAATCGGGCTGCAAAATCGTTTCTAAGCAGTGAATAAATAGTGTTTGCGTTCATGGATTTTACCATGTTTTCAATCTTGTATTTATTAACTAAATATAAAGAATCAGCTTCAGCTATTTTTGATTCGTAATATTCTGGCTCAAACAAGGCTTCATGCAGTTGATTGCCAAAGTCAAGAGTTTCTTGTTTGCAGAAAAATTCCGGTTCGCCTCTCAATTGTCTGGCTACTGCTGAAAGTCCACTATTGCTGATTGCCGGGATTTTAAAGTATGGATCGCTTTGCATCTAATTATTATATTGAACAAGTAAACTAAATACACCATCCGATGATGTATAATGCATTGACACAATAGAAAGATTCATTTTAGTTCTTTTCCATTGGTAAAAATCTTCTCTGATTTTACCGGGCGTATTTTCTTTCAAAGAAACGCTGAATATTGCTATTTCCATTATCTTGAAACGTTTGAAAGCTTATCGGTTATTTTAACGCCTGGGATTTCTCTGCATCCGGCCTTTACGGCTTCTTTGATTTTCTTTTCATCGAATGTTTTGTATTCATCCGGTAGCAAAGACATATCAATGCTTGTGAAGTCAGCCTGATAGGTACGCATAACTGAAGAAGGTTTTTCAACCATTGAGTTTTTCAACTCAGTTTGCATTTGAACATTCAACACTTCATTGGCATGTGAATCAGCAAGCATTTCGTTTATAGAATCTTTTTTAGCTTCTAATTCCTGCTGTTCCGCTTTAATTTTTTCCTGCTGTTCCGTCTCTAATTTTTCAGCAGCTTCTTTGTTTTTCAAAGATAATTCATGAAGCTGTAGCAATTCCGCTTTTCTATTTTGAAAAAGCGTTTTGCATCGGTCAAGCATTGCCATTGCATCAGGTAGAAATTCCTGATATACTTCTACTGTTAACTTCCCTTGATTTAATAATTCAATACTAGTATCAATATTTTCACATGTAGCTGCTGCAATTGAAGTAAGTACATTTCTTTCAAACTGAATGATTTTGTTGGAAATGTTTTGCACCCGGTCTTTTTCATCCTGAATTTTCTTCAGTTCTGCTTGCCTATCCGCTTCAATTTTATCCTGAAGTTCTTTTGCCTTCCGATCTTTTTCAAGTTGGTAATCGGTCGCTCGTTTGTTTTGCAGTTCAACCAAATCAGAAAGTTTTTTGAAAGTGCTTCTTTCTAAATTAATTAAAGCTTTGTCTTCTTCCTTCAATCCTGAAGCCATTAGGAGGCGTTCTGACCCACCCGTTTTGATAAGGGTCTTAGCCTTCTTCAATGACCCGTTAACCTTCTGAAGGTCTTCATCCGTCTTGATAGGAGGCAATGAAGTAAGTTCATTCTCTAGTACCTCTATTTGATTGGTAATTTCTGGATTGAATTCCTTACGGATCAGAATCGCTTTGAATCCTTGGGGGATTGCAATAATAGCACTTGATCTAATATTGGATTCAGATTTCAATGCAGCGTAATCGACACCTTGTTCTGTATCTTGTGGTTCATTCAAATGCTTAAACGGATCTTTTTTTGTCATGGTTGTATGGGTTAATTATGCAAGTAAATTATATACATCAGTCATTTTTACAACTGGAAGTTCTTCTTTCTTGAACTTATTATAAAATTCCTGACACTTTTCAAAATCGAGTTTTTCAATTTCGTTTATGATACCCACAGCTTCGGTGTACTTATCGGATAAATCCTGAGTAGAAGCAAGAATTACCCCGTGGAGCGTTGTTGCATTTTCTTGTGTTTCATCGAACATCTGAACGCTAACAAGTCCCAATGTGCATGGTGAAATGTCCGTTAATCCGGTACGCATTGAATCGAAAGAAAGAATTAAATGAAACTGATTGTTTTCTTTTACTAAGAACATAACTTTAATTATTTAATTTAATGATTAACAAATTAGCATTAAATAAATTTAACATCAAAATATTTTATTAAATTTATTTTAGTACCGGATAGCGGAATCGAACCGCTGTAATGGATATCAGTCACCGTCCTGCCACTAGACGAACCCGGAAAGATTTTACTCTGCTGAAGGTGTTAGCATAAGCCTAGGCTCACTAAACCATTCACTTCTAACAACATTACTTGATGTAGCATCAGCTTCAACCTGATATTGAATTTGTCCGATACTTTCACAACGTGCTGTAATAGTACCTTTTAAACCAGTTACTGTTTCAGTAACTTTTGCATACATTTCAAATTTGAATATTGGAGTTTCCATTTTTGGGGTTTCGATTGGTTTATATCGAAGCACCGGGGACGGGGATCGAACCCGTGTTACCTACAAGTACCCAATACTTCCCGGTGTCATTTATTTATTGTACGCTCTTAAACATACTAGGCGTTTGCCCGTACACCGGAAGTTTACCGTCCCACTTCTCAATAAATTGTTGCTGAACAATCAAAGGGGTCAACGTTTGCTGTTTTGCTCTGTAAGCATATGCTTCTGCATCAGCCTGTATTTTTAACGCTGTGGCATCACCTTCAGCCTTGGCTATCTTCTTACGTGCTTCAGCCTCGGTGGTCTTCACCTCGTTATCAATTTGCATGGCATGCTGTACGGCTGTATTCTTTGCGTTCACCGCTGCAATAATTGTTGCCGGGTATTGCAATCCAGAAGTTAAATTTTCTAAGCTGATACCGTCTGATTTTAGCTTTCTTCTTAATAAGTCCTCTACACCCTTTTCAAATTGAGCCCGGTGAGATATTACAGAATCAGTTTTAAAGCTATTGAATACTATACGATAAGCATCCTGTGTATAGGTGTAAACCGTACTTTCAAACACCTTGTCAACATCTTTCCTGTATTTTCTAAAGATATGAGGCGTTGAGCCAGGGATAACCTTCAATGATATTTTAGGATCAACCACAAATTCTGAACCGTCTTTATCATTTACGGTGAACGGATCGTAATCAATTGTTTTTACATACAAATCAGTTTCATAAACTGTTTCTGTAAAGGGGTTGTACCACACACGACCAGCAGCCAGGGCAATGTCCTGAACGCCTTTTGAACTCCCGTAGTCCTGTACTAAAATCCCTTCAGCACCTCCATCAATACGGGTGCTACACGAAGACAAAAAACATGAAATAATTGTTGCAATTGCGAAAGCATAAATTACTTTTTTCATTTTTATTTATTTGGGTTTAGTTAATACGTATTATTTTTTGCTTCTTTTTTTCTTCTATCTTTGTCAAGATCGCATCCAATAAGAAGGGCAGCAATAGAAAACATAACATTCATCATGTAGAAAAAAAGAAAACTAACATGATCTAATTCAGACAAAGCAATCATGTACCCCGTCCAAAGAATAAATTGCAATGTTATAAGCAACCTTGTTGCTATTTTATACTTACTTATCATTTTCTCTGATCTTTATGAATTTGCCATAGAGCAAATTTAGCGCAACAATATTGCAGGCAACCCATAGGCACAAACAGGTTAAGCCTAACAGCAATTGAATATCACTTTTTGCTGATACCAGTGAAGCAATTTCAGTGACACAAAACATTTGAATCACAACCACCGGGATGAATGACATCAGGCAGTAAATAAGGAATAGATTTTTCTTTTTCATGAAACTTTTTGTTTAATAAAACTTTTAAGGTGATCTATATTTTTAACAGGTAAAGTACTTGTTGATTGTAAAAACCATTCAGGAAGAAGGTCAAACGCTTCTTTAAATCCAGCTTCTAATTTAGCAATAGTTCCAAAAGACTGAATTGCTAATTGTATTTCTTCACGGTTTTTATTTATTTCCTTGTGTTTTTGATCGAATTGATCAAGCATTTTTTGAATTTTAATTGCATCCTGTTTTTCAAGTTCTTCAACCTTCATTTGATTATAAGAATTTGAAGGACAATTAAGTTGAATATTAGCATGCAAGGCTACATACAAACTTCTTCTTTGAAGGAAGTATTCAGGGTTTGATTTGAATGCATTACGCACCGCTAATGGCACTAATTTAAGTGCATATTCATTTGCTAATTTTTCAATTTCAGCGCGCAAAGCATTATTCTTTTCAATGTGTGGTTGACAGATTTTGTTTGCTACTTCCTGAGCAACTAGTTTTGTGATTTTCATGGTCATGGTTATAAAAGTAAAAGTGAATTTTTCAAACCCCTATCATTGCCGTGTTGGTAGACCTGACTTATGATAGAGGCTAGGTAACGACCTTCTGAAGTTACCCTATTGTTCCGGCAGTGAGTAGCAAACCCTGCTGCCGGAGTATCACGCATTGAGACCAATATTTAACCCTGTATATCCGTTCCAAGGTACGTGATTTTGTTAGAGCTAAAACGGCAACCCCTTCTTTTTAGCACCCGTTGTAGCTGCTGTAGCCTGAGTACTTGATTGTGAAGTTGATGCAGGTGCTTCACCTCCTAAAGCTTTGTACTCGTCAGAAGATTTAATTTTATTCTGAATAAATTCAGGCAAAGAATTAAATACTTCTGTTTTGAACGGAGGATTGAAATTGAACAATGTGCTTTTGTTTGATTGTGCTGGTACTTCTAAGCCGTCTGGCAAAGGCGTAACAGTTGCTATATCATTGTATTGGTTACCGTTTCCGGAAGTCTTAACAACAATATTAGCCATGCACTCACATCCCAATAATTTAACAACATTGAATTTTTTCGCTTCTTCCTTTGAAGCAAACGGTTCACCCCTCCAAGATTCTAACATCTTTTTGAAGTTGGAATTTCCCATTGAAAACGTGTATTCTTTGTACACAACAAATGGTTCTTCACCTTTTGCTTCATTGAATACGTGTCTTTGCTTGGGTAATTCAAAACCAATACGGATAAGTTTTTTTCTTACCGGATTACCCTTGAAAGTAGTGTCAATTGTTCCAATCAGAACAACACTTACACAGATAGCAGGATGATTGCCAGCAGGCGCAAGGGTAAAACTACCCACATCACCATGCATTTCTTCACCATCAAATTCATCAACAATTTCATTTTTATCAGACATATCAATCGTGCCATGTTTAACCGCATGGCTCGGGTTTAGTTAAATTTATTTATGATATAGTTAATGCCTCCATACATGTAACATGATGAAGAAAGTATTATTCCTATTAAAATTATTTTATTCATATTATTTAGCTAAAGAAAGCAACTTTCTAAACTCTTCTATCCAATCCAATGTTAATTTCAATGGTGAATAGTTTTCAGGCGTTTGGCCCTTTTTGAATTGCAAAAACCATATTTCAGCAGGTCTTCTGGAATCAGGAACAAGACCCGGTATTTCGGTATGCCTTACACCCTTTACGTTTGCGATAGTTCCCAGCAAACACGCACATTCCCCTTCATATACAGAACCGTTAATTTTACCTGCATTGATAGAATCAACAAGACCTTGAATCTCGTGAGGGGCATGTAATAATATCGCCCATATATCGTGTTTGAACCCACCAAGGTCAGCATCACCAAGGTTAGCATCACCAAGGTTAGCACCACCAAGGTTAGCACCACGAAGGTTAGCACCACCAAGGTTAGCACCACGAAGGTCAGCACCACCAAGGTTAGCATCACCAAGGTCAGCATCACCAAGGTTAGCATCACCAAGGTTAGCATCACGAAGGTTAGCACCACCAAGGTTAGCACCACG